GCCATGTTCTTAGCAGCATACTTAGCAGTGTCAAGAACTTCTTTTCCCTTTTCCTTAGCAGTCTCTACAGCCTTATCACCTCTGGCGTTCAAAGACTTTAGCTTTTCTCCAAGCTTTCCAAGACCAAGTAGTTCATTCAATTCAGCTTCAACCATATAGATAGATTCCGCAAAAAGTTCAATCTTGTCTTCCGAAACAGATTCAACAAGTTCTTCGCAAAGCATATTGGTGTGAAGGTAATTTCTAAATTTCATCTTTAATCATTCTCCTGTTTTAGTTATTTATAAAAGAAAAGACTCACTTCGTTTGAAATGAGTCTTGAGTATATTTTGTTAAATTAAGAACATTTTTGCCACGAGCAAATTGAACATGAGCAACACCCATCAATATAAATCAATTTATCACTTCCGCATTCTGGACACACCTTACCAGTTACCTTCAGTCCTGTTTTTATATATGTCTTTAGAACTCTTGAAAGAACTTTGGAGAAGCTATACAAATCACCTTCTTCATCTTTCTGTAATTGTTCGACAACATACTGAACGGGACTTCCGTGTCTAAGAGCAAGCGAAACCATTCTAGAAAACTCACCTTCTGTTGGATTTTCAAATGTTCTAACTACATCTTTGATAATAGTAGGAGCATCTTCGTCACCATAATGTAAGTCGTAAATGGACTTGCTTGAGCCAGCTTTCTTTGAATTCTTAACCAGCTTACCTTTCACAATCTTCTTGGAAATGTTAACGAATGAAGATTTTCCACCCATGATTTCGTAAGGCTTTCCATCCATCAACCCAACAAAAATAGTCCATGCTTCGCCCTTAATCTTAACTTGGTGAATATCGCAATCAAGAGATTCTGGACGCTTAGGTGCGTTATGTTCAACGAAAGATTCTTTTGTTTCAGGTTTTGAATCTTTTACAACTTCCAAAACAGCCGTCATAGTTCCTTCACGATATGTAGTAATACCCTTTATACCAGCATCATAAGCCTTCATATAAATGTCTTTGAATTTATCATACGAATAATCATTTGGAACATTTATAGTCTTTGAATTTGATTGATTTGTATAGTGGGCAATTATTTCCAGAACAGTTGTGTGGTCTTCAACTTCAAGATTTTGGGCTGTAGCAAATATCCCAGCATCGCTCATTTGTTTGATTTGTTCTGGTGTATAATTCTCCAAAACAAACTTCCATCCAAAATCATAGACTGGATTTTCAACTGTCAATCCACGACTCTTATCTATCTCATAATTCTTTCCACCAAATGAACCTTTTAGAATTTGTTCATTTCCTCTTGAAGAGTATTTGAAATGTTCTGTTTCAAACCACTCTGATTTTGAAATGTCTGGAAATACAAGTCCCGATTCTAACAAGAGACGCCTATCAAATTCCGGAACAACCGACCAGCGAGAATATCCAGCTGAGAATACTGGTTCGATTCCACCCGAGACATTCTTGGCATATATTCCTGTATTTCCAGTAGGAGCATTCATAGATTGGTGAGAATTTCGCATACATCCAATTGATTGAACTTGTTCTTTTACGGAAGTGGAAATGTTGAGATTCTTCCACCAATATGAGTCAAAGTGTTTCTCCTTGTCAAACAGTTCAAACGAACCTTTTTCTTTTCCAATTTCAGCAGATGCCAAAATCTCCTTCTCACTCTTCAATTTATACAATTTCTGAATGAATTGTAACGATTCTTCTGAACCATAACGCAACCCCAACATAAAATGAAGAGAGCCAAGACCCATAATACCCAAACCAATACGGCGTTTTTGTTTTACCGCAGTATCATATTCTTGAAGAGGTGTTGTTGAAACGTCATTGACATTATCAAGAAACCGAACCCCCCAATAGATATCTTCTCCAAACGAATCAAAGTCAAACCAAACACCAGTTTCATCTTTTACAACATACATTGGTAGATTGAATGAAGCTAAATTGCAGACTCCTGTGGACATTACAATTTCCCCACAAGGATTCGAAGTAGCTATTTTTTCAGCATAATAACATGGATTTAGTTTATTTGCCAAATCCAAATTCAAAACTCCGGGTTCTGCTCGGTTGTATGTAGAAGTCATAATAGTCTCCCACAAATCTTTGGCATTTATTGTCTTATAAACAATAACTGGATAATTTGAAGATTTCCAAGCTTCAATATCTCCTGTCCATTCTGTTTTATATTCAGCAATTGTTGTGTCTGGATATACTAAGTCCCAAGTTAAACTATTCTTAACCGCATCCATAAAGCCTGTTGTAACACCAACACTCATATTGAATTTTGTCAATCGTCCAGGTGTCTGTTTCGCAATAATAAATTCTTCAATGTCAGGATGCCAAACATCAAGAACCAGCATCTGTGCGCCTTTTCTAATTTTGGTCTTTTCATTCTTCTTTTTCTCACCAAGAATTTTAGTAGACCCCATGGTAATAATTTCGGAACTCTTATCCCACAATTCCATAAACTTTAGAACACCTGGGGAGCGAGAACCAATTCCTTCAATATACAATCCTGCCGGACGAATAAACGAAGCATTCAGGCCGTAACCGCCTTCTGACTGGAGCGTTCGCGCCTGTGCTTTCAAAAGACTATAAATTCCTTCAATCGAGTCAGGGTCTTTCATTCCGATATCGCCAGGATTGTGAACATAACAATTATAAAGAGTGGTTTTGTTTCTACCACCAACACCCATATTTGCCATTATTCGACCACCAGCAACAAACTTATCATTTTCAAAAAGGTTGTAAAATTTCTTTTCTATTTCGTCTTTCTGTTCATCTTTTTCTGAAGAAGCAGCTGTTTTCGCGCAGCGGCTCCACAACTGCTCTCTCTCTGTTTCATTCGGTGCTTTATAATTCTTTTCCCAAGTGTCTACAGAAAGGCTATCATATTTATATCCCATCGTTTTCTCCTCTTCTCCTTCAGTAAAACAGATTTTTTTCTGTTAGTATTTTAAACTCATACCCTTTTTGCTTACAGAATTCATTTGCGACAGCCCATTTATTTTGATTTTTTATAAACTCTTTCATTTCATTTACATATCTTATTACGGCTGGTCTTGATTTCTTTTTCGGCTCTTTGGGTTGGATTGTCATTCTATTTGGTTTTATTTCGATGATGTAGGTTTTGGTTTTTCCTTGTTCATCTATTAGTTCAACATGAAAATCAATATAATATTTGTGTTGTTTGTTATCTACAAGTTCACATGTCCAATCTGGCAAACCTGGGACCATTTTGTTAACATATTGAATACAATACGGTTCATAAGCCCACCTAACTACATTTGCGTTCTTATCACACCATTCCATCATTCTTAGTTCAAAAGCTGATTTATGTTCTGGATGTTTTGGTCCGAAATATTTTTGAGCATTTATTAGATTGTATTTTCTTCGGTCATAATTTCGTGGTTCGTGGTGACGCAAGGTTCGCTCCGTTTCAGCATTTCGGAAAGTTCTTGAACATCTTCTAACATTGCTGAGAGCTTGTGTTTGATGAAGAAGTTAAACAATTTCCGACCATCTAAAGGTTTGTAGGAATATTTATTATACTCATCCTTGATAACTGTTTCGATTTCTTTAGGGATGAAGTTGAAATCTATTAGTTGTCTATTTCTTGTGTAGTTTGTCATTAGAACTGTATTTGTTGTGACTGTGATGAGTCCTTCGTTAATAAGTTTAGCCGCTTTGACTGGTCCGCATTTTGGCATGATTCCTGGAATATTATCTCCTGCGTCACCTGTTAAAACTTTAATGTTTAGTTCTTGGATTGGGTTTGTTACGTTGAAATATTTCTTGTTAATTGGGTCATATTGTTTAACATTTTGATATTGTAGAAGTTGATTCAAATCTTTATCAGTTGAAACGATAACAATATTTGTCTTGATAACATCTTTTGAAAGAATAGCGATAATATCATCTGCTTCACACTTTTCAATTCTGATAAAAGCGATGTTTGTAAGTGTATTCTTTAGGTCTTCGAAAAAGATTTCTACGACTTGAAAGAACTTATCAAAATCGACAGCAGACGCATCTCTTGATACTTTTCTATTAGCCTTATATTCTTTATAGACATCTTTTCTCCATGACGATTTATCCATGGCGATGATGATATGTTTAGGAGCGAATTCTTTAATAGTTGTCATGATAGACTTGGTGAAAAGAAACTTCCAATACGAGAAATCCGTTTCGTTGATATCTTCGTGAAACTTCTTTGAATGAGATAGGGCTACAAAAAGAACCCTGAAAATGAAATTGTGACAGTCAAGTATTAAGGTTGGTCCCTCATTCTTATTGGACTTTTTTACGAATTTAGTTAGGGTCATTTGGGCTTCTTTCTCTACATCTATCTTAACAGTGGATAAATATTTAGTGTAAAGGAAATATATGAAATTCGCAGACTTACTTGAGCAAGAACCATCGTTCAATGTTGAAAAATTAGAACCAATCAAACCCGAACCACCTAAAGAAGAAGTTCAACCAATCATTAAAAAAGAAAAGGTTGAGCCTGTAGATGTTGATAGGGAAGTTTATTTAGAATTTAATAAACAGATGCTTGGTATTCTGGCTGACATAAACAAAATCATGTTGTTGGCGAGTAAGAGAAAGATTGGGGTAAATCTGGTGAAGAGTTTGTGGGACTTGAGCGCGAAGATTTTGGCATATCGGAAATTTCTAAGTAATAAGAATATTGTAACTCAAGGTGGAACTGCTCAAAGAATTATGAGAAATCAACGAAAGTTTCAACAGCTAATTCTAAGTCAATTCATTCCATTCATTTCGGTTGATAAAAATATGTCTGCTGAGTTTGTAAATCAGTTCAATAAAAAAGCCTGAGTTTTTGGCCCAGGCTTCATTTTCAAAATTTCAATTAAAACTTACAGTAGCCAGTTTGTAGCATCGTAATAAGATTCGGAAATCTCTTTCTTAGCTTTCTTTTTCTTCTTTGGCTTCTCTTCTGATTCTTCTTCAGAAGTTTCGTCATCAGCAGAAGTTTCTTTGTCTTCTTCGGAATCTTCTTTCTTCTCAAAATTCCACTTCTTTTCTTTCTTAGCTTCGTCAATAGTTTCTTCAGAAAAATGCTCAAGAATCATTTCAAGACCAGCTTCGGATTCGGTCATAACGAACTTGGCAACTTTCTTAGAAACTCTATCAACAATATCCCCAAGAATTGTTGGCTCAAAAGTTGTCTTCATTTTATTAGCAAGTGTCAATAGACTCTTAACATCTTCCTTGTCCATTTCATCAGACAACTCAGACTTAAGTTTCTTAAATATGCGTTCAAGATTTGGAAGTTTTTCTTTAGCGTCTGCTACTTTCTGTTCTAATTCCTTCTTAGCGTCATCGTCTCCGGTAATTTTGAAGTTGTGGATGAATTCTTGAGCGCGGACAGATGCTTCGCCAATATCTTTTAGAAGCTTGAAATACTTTGTTGTCTTTGAATTCTTATTTTCTTCATCTTCCTTAGCCCGACGTTCTTTTTCATCCTGCTTAATTTTCTTATCTTTCTTCTCATCTTCACTGTCTCTATCAAAACTGGTTCTGTCACCATAAGTAGCAGCAATCCAATCATGTGTTAGAGTGTCAAGTTTATCAGCAACAAACTTTAGTTTAGGTAGCTTAATAAGTTCACGGTTTCCCTTAACAATGTGAATTAGATTGTCAATAGCGATAGCCAAACTTTCCTGAGATAGAGTGTCGCTTTGAGTAAGAATCTTTTCAATGGTATCATCGACGTGTTTCTTTACTTTAGGAGTATATGTTTCTGAAGCTCCAGCTCTTGCTTTAACATCAGCAAGCTCACCCTTGATTGCTTCTACATATTTCAGAATTTCTTTAGTGTTCATTTATAATTCCTCTGTATGTTAATATTTATAAATACTACCAAGAGGAATATTTATGAATGATAATTCTTTAGATTTTATTATCGAAGCTGAAAAGGTTCGTAAGATAACTATCGAAAACATGAAGAAAGAAGCAGCTATCAAATCAAAAGAAGAAGCTGCTCGTAAAGCTAACGATGTGACTAAAACATATAAAACAGCGGACTATCTATTGGATGTCCGAGGAGAAAAATGATGAATAATCTTGAAGAAGCTGCTGCTCTATTTGGACTTGTTTGTGAAGGTCAGGAAGAGAAGATTGTAGCAAATAATGTTAAAAATGCCCGTATCGTTGTTCGTGAACTTACCGAAGCTATCAACAAAGCTAAGGTCGCAAACTCTAAGGGTGAGAAGGAGCGTTTTATTGAAGATGCTATTAAGAAATGTAATCTAATAGTTTCTAATCTTCAAGCAGCTCTGGACTATTCTAAAGAACATTCTGGTTCAGGCTTCTAAAAATGAAGTTTCGCGAACATCTGAAAACTAATGATGGAATTGAAAAGTTGCTAACCAATCTTCATAAAGATATTAGCGAATTAACAAACCCATCTACAGCCGAATTTGTTGTAGATGAACTTCTATCAACCAAAAGAACAAACACTCTTGGTTTAGAAGGAGTTGTTCACGAAGTATTAACAGGTGTTCGCCCGGAAGATTTTGAACTCGCTGACAAAGAAGGCGAAGTAGATGAGAAGGCATATCAAGCAAAAATTAATGAACTGAAGAATAAAAATCCAAGGTTTAAGTCTGTATGTATTCGTATGGAACTCGCTCTCGAAAATATGAAGAAGGCTAAAAAGAAATGAAATTTCGTCAAGTTTATTTTATGGAATCTGTTAAACTCCCAGATATTTGGTATCACGGAAGTAAAGTGGACTTTGGCAAATTTGATATAAACTATGCTATAACAAAAGAATCTATAGCTCAAGAAGGGCCGGGGTTCTACCTAACAACTGACAAAAATGATGCCGAACGATATGGTATAATCAATAAAGAACAAAGTGGTTTTCTTAAAGAAATTAAATTGGTTAGAAAAAGCGGAATTAGAAAAGAATCAGCAAAATTTAGAGACGAATTTGCTGGGTCGTTAATGAGAAGAATGCCTGACAAAGAAGACAAATTAACCAATTGGGATGAGAATCCAACCAGGGCATTTAACATGTTAAGACAATCTATCTTAGATTCAAGTGAAAATCTAAAAGAAATGATTCTAAATGTTTGGGCGGATTGTTATATGGGTGATGAACAGTTACTAATGAAATATCTTGTACGTGGTGGTATAGACGGATTGTTAATCGAAAAGAAAAACGATGTTAAATGGCTGGTTGTATACAATCCAGATATTTTGAAAATTGTAAATACTGTTAAGTTATAGAAAGACAATCATGAAAATTGTAGGCGTAGACGCATCCCCCCATTCAACTGGGTTAGTTAAATTTACATTAGATTCAAACCTCGACATTTTAGAAATAGAACGTTTAGGTTTTTTTGAATATACCGTTCCTAAGAAGAAAAAGGATTGGGAAGTTCCCACTTTCAAAAACATTGTATCATACGACTCCGAGAAATACGACTTCTACAACCGAACAATAATGATGATGGAGCACATCTGGCCATTTATTGCTGATTGTGAATATGCGGCATTCGAAGATTACTCACTTTTTGGGAGCGGATTGACTTTCATGCTCGCTGAGTTCTGTTCCCAAATCAAATTCGAAGCTGTTATAAATGGAACACAAGTTAGATTGATTGAACCATTGACTTTGAAAATGTTTGCCACTAATTCCGGAAAAGCTCAGAAGCCAGAGATGTTTGATGCGTTTGTTTCTGATTCAAATTCACACATGTTAGATTTGTCCGACTTGCCACAAATAAAAGTTCATGGAAAAGGTCAATTTGCTGGATTGCGAAACAAGGATGGTATAAGTCCTTTAAGTGATATAATTGACGCTTTTTGGCTCGGAATGTTACTCGTTGAAGAATTGAGAATACGAAAAGGGACTAAGCAGTTGTCCGACTTAGCCCCTCACCACGCACATATTTTATCAAGAAAAACTAAAGCTAATCCGACTCCAATTTATAAGAAAGATTTTATAAAGAAGTTCGTTTTAGTATAGTCAATCCATTATTGTTAGTATAAACTTTCAAAATTTCCCAATCATCTGCCGAATCCAAAAATTCCGAAATTGCCTTGTTTAATTCTGGAAATGATGTAGTGTCATGTAAGATTAGAAAATTCTTTACATTATTATTGTGGAATTC